ATCCCGTAGAATTTTGTTCTAGGAAGTAAACAGTACTTGTATCGTTGACGTCTGTGATATCACCCTCAAACACAGTATACTTAGTAGACACTGTGCTTGTAGAAGTATCTTGTACAGTAACACGAATAGTAGTAGTATCTACATTCTTATTGGGTATAATGAACTTTTCAGCGGGCCCAGGAGTAGATCCTACTGTAAACTTATTAGCAACATAGGTGCCCTCATATATCTCAAGGTTTTCGTAATCATAGACACCGCCGCTTGGAATAATAGTAGCGGGTTCGAGATTATAGAAGGTAAACGTCTGATTGTCAATAGAGGTTGTAAAGGCAGTGTATCTATCAATTAATAATGATGCAGGTGATCCCGTAACGCCATTAACTGTGACAGTAATCTTAGCAATTGCAGCACGTGCCGAGCGTGGAACATAGTTAAGCATCTTTGAGAGAGATACAACGGATTCACGCTTTACTGCACTATCAATGAATATTTCATTCAATGCCATATTTGCATAGAAGGCATTGTAGTGTGTATTATATGCTAGAGTATCTATAAGGACAGAGAGACCTGAACCCTCGAAGTCATAGTCGGTGAACTGCGACTGCTGCTTGAAATAGGTCTTGATATTCTCTTTAATCTGGTCAAAATCTAATTCAGTGACTCTTAGGCTAGTTGCCATTATCTTGCCTTATTAAGAATAGTTGTAACGGTAAGCGGTTTATCGCTATTTACCAATTTGAATTCAACGGTTACAGTTAACTCATTCAAATCCTGTGTCTCACCAATTCGAATATTAGTAATAACTGCCCTGGGTTCATAGGCCTTTAGAATGTCAAATACAGTCCTCTTAGCTAATTCAAGTGTTAGAGGAGTAAAGTTTTCAAAGAGTAGATTATGTATACCACAACCTATCTCGGGATGAAAAGGCCTATCAAAGTTCTTAGTGCTGATTAGATTACGTATAGCTGTCTTGACAGCATCCTCTCCCGTAACCTCAACAACATCAGCAGTAACGGGATTTGACCCGAAACCTAAACTTATATCTGAGAATGTTCTGATGTTTTTTTGTGCCATGCGAATATTTATAGGGCAAAAGGTTACGCTAAGTTAATAAACTTATTCCGTGCATAGATCTTATGGTTCTTTACAGTACCCGTAGCCAATGAATGCCTCTGCCCAGATTTGTCAAACGCTATATGTATCCATGGGTTCTTGGCACCGCCGCCGTATTCTAGTAACAGCTGCTTATAGGGTACGTTCTGTGCAATCCAGTTAATGATAGCAAAGTAGTCGCTGGGTTTGGCACTTGGTATTTGAATGTCTGCTGCCCTACCTGCACCATGATCTGATACGTTCTTGGTTCCCGTATCTATTCTAAATGCGTTGGTGACAACAACATCGGGATACTTGCTCTTAATAACATCAAGACAGTTAACAGCTAGATTTTTTAGGTTACAGACAATTTGACCCTTACTTAATCCTCTTTGTTCAGTTACAGCATCGTGAACCACAATAGCTCTCGATGACAGTTGACCCAAATTATAATATTTGCTTAGGATTAGTGAATCAGCAAATTCTGTTTCATTTACAAACTCATTACAGTCACATTCCTTTGTGGGAATATTATTGTTTTCAACTGTTGATTCTTCGCCATCTGCGGTTTCTGTTTCCACAACCTCACCTGAATCAACTTGACTTTGATGAAGTTCATCTGCACCAGGCTCTCCTGCATCTAGCGCAAAGGCATCGGCATTGTTTTCAGGTACCTGTAGAGGAGAAGTATCTGTACTATCAAAGGATAATGAACCAGGAGCGCTACCCAGAGATGCAACTGAGACAGATCCTGCACCTCCCTTATTAAGCCTGACACTACCGCCATCGATTGCATTAGTTCCTGCTAGGACTGTAAAGTTGCTTGCCTCAAAATTCATGCCGCCACCAATACTTCCTGTAAATCCCCCAGAGGTATTAATGTTAAAAGATCCTGCCTGAAGGTTAAAAGCACCCCCCGCAAGCACATTCATGTCCCCCGCGACCTTTAAGTTGAGATTATTATTAAAGGTAGCATTCGTTTCGCCATATACCTGCAGATCAACTTTATTCTTTACTAATATCTGTGTTGCACCCTCGACCGTCATCTGATAGGCGCCACGTGTAAAGAGATAGTTATTTCTCTCTACTATTTCATAGTTATCACCCACAACCTTTCTTATTGAGGATCCATTAACATCTATCTCAATAAATGAACCCTTCTTGTGATAGACATGTATACGCTCAAATCCAGGTGTATTGTCGAATTCAACCAGATGACCTGCCTCGGTTTCGAAGGTCTGATTGTATGGATATTTGGCACCATAGGCAGGTTTGGGTTCATCCCAGGGATTGCCATTAATGACACTTACATCTTGCCTAACAGTATTCTTTCTCTTTTCAATGGCTGTCTTGGTGATATTACCCAAAGCTAACTTATTGGTGTCGGGTAGATTAGCGTAATCTTTCTTAGGATACTGCTTTTGTGGATCAGAGAAAGGTACAGGTCTGATTGTTGACATATCATTCAGAGCACCTGCAGGATCTTTATCGGGATCTATCTGTGATTCTGCTTCATTCTCAAGAGGAATATCCTCACCAACAGCAGAGGCGCCCAGATCATAGTATGTGCGACCCGATGTTCCAAAGGCATCTTTACTATCATTTCCCTTAGCAAAGTTTGTTGCGCCTCCCGCTCCAAGCAGATGTGAAACCGATAAGAGTCCCGCAACTCTACCTGCTTTATCATTAGAGGTAATCGTTCCGTTTCTTTTTAACACACCGTAGTTGAATTTTAGATTCTCAAACATGGCAGTTTCTTGTACTGCACCACTACGAAGGAAGGCATCCTTCGATGATATGCCCGACTTACCTACCCAGTTGCTGTTTGTATCTAACACAGAATTGGTTAGCTTGGCATTGACTGGTGTCTTGACATATCCTAATGTGGCAAGGGCAGGTGCACCGAATTGATACTTTCCTATATAGCCATAGGTATTAATCGTAGAATAATTCTGCACACCGCCTGGAGATGAACTGGATTCTTTTAATCCAATAGCATTCATTAGTTTTTGTAGCTGATCTTGTGACAGGGGCGGTAATTCAGACGCAATAGTTGCATCGCCTGTGGGGGTTTCTTCAGATAATATGGGATTACCAGAGCTATCCAGAACAGGTGAACCATCGGATGCTCTTACTACATTGGTAGGATTATTGGCATCGCTCTTGAGTTTATTCTCTGTGCTGGTAAGAGGTTTGGGTTTGCCTCCGATGGTTCCCATGACGATGGGCTGCTGCATATCATCGCCATCCATGAAGAATCCCACACACCACGTACCCGTAACCAATCCCACAGGTGCAGAGCCGATACCCGAGACAGCAGCAGATGTTGTGGGTTGCATGATAACTGCCCAAGGCAGATCGCTTGTGGGTACTAGCGTTCTGCTATCTGAATGCACACCCGCAATACGCACACGCACGCGACCTAGCTTTTCTGGATCTTTTCTATCCTCTACAACACCGATCCACCAATTAAAGAGTTTTGTGTCTACCATACGACTTCGCCGCCCCCATAAAGAGGAACTGAATCTTTTACCAATTCCATGACCATCATGTGTGTCTTATAATTTATCTTGTGTCTGATAGCGGTAATCAGATATAATCCCGAGAACAACATGTCATTTCCCTGTTCTGCTGCTTCATTCTTAACAGTAATGTCAGGATAGTTAAACTTAATCAAACCCCCCACGAAAACGTCTGTTCTTCCAGGTACAGTTATATTAATCTTAAAATTTTTCAGTTCATTTAATTTACTTAATCGATTTCCGTGTATCTCGGGCATTCTATCTGTAAAGTTATTAGGTACACCTGAGAATAGATTCTTAGTAGAAGGATAGACAAAGGATGTAGCAGCAGGTGAACTAATTCCGCTAAGAGGGAAGGGTGGCAGCACACTATCACCATTGCTATGAGTAAACTTACTGTAATTATTTAGATAGTTAAAGTCATATGACTTGTATTCTTTTGTAGTAAGATTTAACGATATCAGCTTACTACCATAAAATCCGTTGGTGTAGTTATCGATGTTATCAGTATACCTAACTACCTCAAAATTCTCTGCTAGAAACATCTTATCGATTGAAGCGTCTGAATCCTTTGTGCCCACGGGAATATAGAAGTATTCTCCCGCATACTT